CTACAACAGACCTAAAAGAGGAGACAATGGCTCTACCAAGGAACGAGCGTATGCGTCTACACTATTTGCCTCCAAGTGCAGATAGGTGGAAGATACGTAGTGAAACATTCCAAGGCATCGCTGATGCTATGGCTAACCAATGGGGGAAAGTATGAAAGTACGAATGAGAGATGATTTGGCAGAGGAAAGGTTATCTATTCCAGCCTCTAGAACATTCAAAGACTATGACACTCAAGTTGATGTTGTCTATGTCGGTGCAGAAGAACTGATAGGGGCTGTCATAGGTAATGATGAAGCTAACCCTGATGACCATGCCTTTTGTTATGTTCAATTAAAAGATGGCAGGGCTTTGTATTTCCTGAGCGTTGACTTAGATTTTGAGGAGACAGTATGAAAGTGTTTGTATACTTCAATTTGCACAAGCGTGTCTTCTCTGTGAAGGCGCTAGAGGGAGCAGAGAAGGGCAGGGTTATAGGGCATAGAACGTCCTTGGCTATATACAGCCCTGTCTTCAAGGTTTCAGAGGCTGGAAGACAGCGTGTGGTGCGTGAGAAGCGTAAGAACGTACATGCAGGGGTTGTTGGTTTCTTAACAGCCCCTTATGATTGGACTAAGGAGCTTGTCGAATGGACTCCTGTGTTGTACAATCCTTATGTGTTCTCGTCATTTGTCACACCTCGTGGCAAGCCTGTGCATAAGGCACAGTTTGCAAGGATGAATATTGTTAGTGATATTCCATATGTGGAGGCTGGTAATGCGGAACCATGTTGATGGCATAGGCATCTTCTTGGTGTACCTCATTGGATTTATTGTTGGTTTGTGTATAATTAGATTCTTTAAACAAAGGAGAAAGTAATGGGACTAGATATGTATTTGACAGCAAAGCGTTACATCTATGACTTCGGAGATGATGGCAAAGCTTTGCGTGAACAACTTGAAGACCTGAAAGTTAATGACATGCGTGTCAAAGGGATTTCATATGAGGCTGGCTACTGGCGCAAGGCTAATCAAATCCACAAGTGGTTTGTTGATAACATCCAAGAAGGTGTGGATAACTGTGGTGAATACCTTGTAGGCATAACTGAATTAGAAGGTTTGCTTGAGAAGGTCAATGAAGTGTTGCGTAATAGAGACAAGGCACAGGAGGTGTTGCCTACAAGCAACGGCTTCTTCTTTGGTAGTGATTCATATGGTGATGGTTATTTCGATGACCTCATTCAAACTAAAGCCATCATTGAGAACGTGTTGTCAATAGATGATTTGCATCAGTATGAGTTTTACTACAGTTCTTCATGGTAACTAGCCAGTTACCTTGTAAGCCCTTGACAGCTTCTTGTATGTCTTGTACAATAAAGACATATAAGAAAGCTTCTAGTTAATAATATTAAGGAAAACATATGAGATGTTATTGTTGTAATACAGCGTTGTCTGACTTTGAAGCTACTCGTAAGAGTGCTCAGACAGGTGACTTTTTAGATATGTGTAATGGTTGTTTCTCTCATGTTAAAGATGAGATGGATGTTGTAGAGAGACAAGACTTACAACATGCTTCTGATGATGAGGAGATTGAAGATGATGAACAGCAATGAAAAGCTAGAGAGATTTATGACCTTCACAATTGCCGATTGTGTTGAGCTTGTCTCTCTTGTTGGTTATGTTAAATTCATGGAAGTTTTATATACAGCTCTCTTAACAAAGAAAAACTCTTTGGCTTTGTCTCAAGATGAACTAGATGCAAAACAAAAACATTTGTGGAATGATTGGAATCTTTAATGGCCTTTGTTAAAACACATCAGCCATGCACATCATGTGACAGTAGTGATGGCATGTCTGTGAATGATGATGGTTCAACCTATTGCTTTGTGTGTAACGAACACACAAGGTCAACAAAAGAAGAAGGATATATGCAGACAACGACAGCCACAGCAAAACCTGTGGATGGGGCTATAGCTGCCCTTAGAACAGCCTTCCAGACATTGGCTACACCAGCCATTGGAAGCAGACGTATAAGCAGGACAACAGTTGAGAAGTATGGCATTGTGTCTGATGAAACACATGTGTGGTTTCCCTACTATGACAGCGATGGAAAGCTGTTTGCTACAAAGAAGCGTAGCATCAAGGAGAAGAAGTTTGCCATTGAGGGAGATTGGAAAGCCACATGTTTGTTTGGACAGCAACTGTTCACCAAGGGTGGAAAGTATTTGACCATTGTCGAGGGTGAGTATGATGCCCTTGCTGTGTTCCAAATGCTTGGCTCTAAGTGGCCTGTTGTCTCTGTGCGTAATGGTGCAGGGAGTGCTGCCAAGGATGCCAAGGAACATTACGAGTGGCTCAATAGCTTTGAGAACATTGTTGTTTGCTTTGACAATGACGAGCAGGGACAACAAGGGGCGGCACAGCTATGCTCTGTCCTTGGCTCCAAGGTTAAGGTTATGAAGGGGGTTGATGGCTTGAAGGATGGGTGCGATTGGCTCCTCGCTGGTAAAGAGAAGGAGTTCATTGACCGATGGTGGGCTGCTGAGAAGCACATCCCTGATGGCATTGTTGCTGGCTCCACGTTGTGGGAACAGGTGTCTAAGCCTTTGGAGAAGGCAGAGGTGTCATACCCCTTTGAGGGACTGAACAAGCTAACCTATGGCATACGTAAGGGAGAGCTTGTAACTGTCACTGCTGGCTCAGGCTTGGGTAAGAGTCAGTTCTTGCGTGAGCTTATATGGCACATCCTCTGCAAGACACAGGACAACATTGGCTTGATGTTCTTGGAAGAGAGTGTGCGTAAGACAGGTACATCCATCATGTCCTTGGCTGCAAACAAGCCCTTGCATTTGCCTGACTGTGATGCTACAATGGAAGAGAAGAGGGCAGCTTTCGATGCAACCCTTGGCACAGACAGGCTGTATATGTTTGACCACTTCGGTAGCACAGACATTCAGAACATTGTTAAGAGGACAGAAGAGTTTGCTAATGCCTTTGGGTGTGGCTATGTGTTCCTTGACCACGTATCCATTGTTGTAAGTTCACAACAGAATGGTGACGAGCGCAAGGCTTTGGATACAATCATGACAGAGCTTCGTACATTGGTTCAACGTACAGGCATAAGCTTAATCCTTGTGAGTCACCTGAAGCGTCCTGATGGGGGCAAAGGACACGAGGAAGGGGTAGCTACCACGTTGGCTCAGCTACGTGGCTCAGGCTCCATTGCTCAGCTCTCAGACATGGTGCTTGGTCTTGAGCGCAATGGTCAGGCAGATGATGAGAAGGAACGTAACACCACAAGGGTGCGTGTACTGAAGAACAGGTTTGCTGGCTTAACAGGACAAGCATGTTCTCTTGTGTACAGTAAGTACACAGGACGCATGGTTGAAACAGAAGACGAGAAGTTGTGAGAAAACTACTAAGGAAACGTATGGATACTTTATTGCTTGCTGCTAGTGACTTCCCCATGTTGGCTGTTAATGAAAGCTTTCATGAAACATTCCCTGATGCAGATGATGTGACAATTGAATATGAGTGGGAAGAAGATGATCCCTCTGTTGGCTATGTCGGAGGCTTCTTATGGGATGCCTATGTTAATGGTGTAGAAATTACAAACATGCTATACATAGAAGACATTAGGTTTGTGGAGAAAGCTCTTAACGAATACATCAAGGAGTATTGCTGATGGCTTCTTGGCTCATTGCAATCATTGGTGTGGTCTATTTGGTAGTAGCCATAGACCTAATGATGAAGGGTAACCTTGGTATGGGAGTGGCCTTCATTGGCTACAGTTTGGGTAATGTTGGTTTATATATAGCAACGAAGGTGCAAGCATGACATTAACAATTGAAGGTACATTAGCGCAACGTCAAGACACCTATGGTGACTACAAGGACGTTGCATTCATGGCACAAGAACTGAAGAAGCTCCTGCGTACACGAGGTAACTGGCATGATATGTCCCCGCCTATGCAAGAGAGCATGGACATGATCTGTAACAAGATGGCTCGCATCCTTAACGGCAACCCCTACTATGCAGACAGTTGGCATGACATCTCAGGGTATGCTACACTTGTAGTTAAGGAACTTGGATATGAATAAGGAA